CTTTGGGCCCCCCAGTAGTCTATCTGAGCACTTGCTCAGTTAGGCGTTCCCCTCACGGTCTGGAGAATGATCCGTGAGGAAACCACCAACTGAACGGGAAGGAGTACTAATGTCCTCGGGTTACGTCACAAGTGTCAACTACAGACCAGCGGATATCACCAAGTCCAAAAGACTAGGTAAATCCGTGAACTTATCAGGCCTTAACCCGGCCTATCAGTTCTCTGTGGATGACTACTTGTGGGCTAACCCAATCACTTCATTTCGAAGTGGACCGTCGTACGAACGCGCTGCGAGAAAACCTGGGTCTGTTCTCAGTACCCAAACTCTCAACGAGTTCCTGACCACCGCTAACGGTGATTTAGGTCATGAGTTCTCCATGAAGAAGACTACCGAATGTTACGGTAGTACTTTCTCTCGGAGGCCTTCATTCCTAATGTCACCCGTGTGGGGGCAGTTGACAAATCCAGTCCCGATGGCCTTAATCAGTCCATCGTCGAGTCGCCAGTTCAACATGAACGAGTTTACAAATCGTTCACAAGAACAGGCGATTCCTGACTACGGGTTTGCCAAGTCGGACGCTGAGTTGGTCACGCTTGGTACGTCTTTTATAAAGGCGACCAATCCAATTCAGAGTCAGGTCGATCTACTGTCTGATATCGTTGAAGCGTTTGTTGATAAAGCGCTTCTACCGGGTCTCCTCGGGAAATCGATATTCAGTAGTGTTATTGACCCGCGCAAGCGTCGTGGCATTATTCATGCAGTTGGAGGCGAATACCTGAATTATATTTTCGGGTACAAGCCTTTGGCTGATGATATTGCCAAGACCGCGCTGCTCATTGACACTGTTAACGGTTTAGTTAACCAGTGGATCAAGGACAGCGGCACCATCGTGAGGCGCCGTCGTAGGATCGAGGGGACGTACAAGGTTGTCGCCGACAAGAGTCTAGATAACTCTTCCGGCGGTGCCCTCGCAGGGTCTCTTATTGGCGCAATGGTTCCTGGCCGATTCTTCGGTCAGAACCAGCCCGTCACTAAGGGATTTAGCGAGTCCACCAGTAATATGGTGAATGTATCGTCCCGCGGTCTAATGGTTTCGCGCGTCCGCAGTGAAATTAATTTCTCTGCGGGTTTCGAATATGATCTACATAGCATGTTACTGCCGGTTGAAGGCGGTAGTGCTGTAGATCTTATGACAAATGCAGTGCTGAGAGGTGAGCTTACGGCCATAGCCTTCGGGCTTGACCCGGCTTCTATCTCTACCGCACTGTACGACGCTACGCCATTCTCCTGGCTTCTCGACTGGTTTGCGAACATTGGCGATATTTTCGACAATGTCCGCGGACTAGTTTCGAGAGGCGTGCAAATGCTGTGGGGGTACGTCTCCGAGACGGTGACCAGGGACACATACTTTGAGTATGCATATACCTGGGTACCTACTGGAGAAGTATTCTTCCGCAGCAACGGATTCTATGCCCAAAAGGCCATTAGAAGGATCCGTGCAACCCCGTTCGGTTTCGGCACTTCCTTCGACTCGTTGAACACGAGTCAAAGTGCCACCTTAGCAGCCCTTCTGGCTGCTAAGTCCCCGTCGGGCTCTCGTCGAGCTCGATAAACCAGGAGCGGTGATCCCGTTCCTCCTTTTCGTAGGAGATCAAAATGTCCCTCGCTGATCCTCAGTCAATCACCATCGGGAGTGCTATCTCTCTGGCCCGCGTCTCTGACGACGGGTTCAAGAGTCAGTACTTTTCCGCTGATCGATTGGTCCGGGAGACCGTTTCTTCCCAGTACAGTACTGGGTCGAACGGCCGTACCAAGACGCTTGTCCGAGTGGACAAGGACGTCGTGGCTACGGATCCCATCTCGGCACTGAACAGGTCGCTGACTGGTTCGGTCTACGTCGTTTTGGATTTCCCGTTGATCGGGTATTCCACTGCCGACAAGATCGCCATGTTCACCGGCCTGTCTTCTCAGCTTACCGCGTCAACGAACGCGGTGCTGACGAAGGTTATTCAGCTCGAGCACTGATCCATTAACAACGGATCAGGGACTGTGACTTAGGTCACAACTGAGTCTAGCGATGGCCCGTGCATAATCACCCTTTGGAGGGGTCATTATGAAAAGGCACGAACTAGACATCCTACGAACCGTCTTCATTGAAGGCGGAAAGCGCTTGCAGATAGACCCCAGTCGGTCTCTAAAAGTTATAGAGACTCGATATGGACACGAGGGGAAATCGTTTTTGTCGATTTCCCTCCCCGCCATGCACGACGACTTCATGGAAGCCGTTGATGCAGGGCGATGGCTCGGTTCTCGACTCTTCGGAGTCAAGAAGGGAAGTCCCGTTTTTATGCGGGAGTTCCTCCAGCTCGTGTTCAACTTTGGGGCTACTGGCGGCCATCTCAAATCAGGAGAAACAGCTTCTCAAGCTGTTCTTGTCATTCGACAGTGTTTGCTTCTTTTCAAGAAACAGAAGGCTTTGCCTTCTGAATCTCGGAAAGCGCGCGCTGTCGACTCCTTTTTTGAGACTGAAAGAGAGTTGAGGACTAGACGACAGTCTATCCTCAATGCCTGGACGACATCACACGATAGGATTAACTTGATCCTTTTCGGTGATGTCTTTTCGCATGTCGAAGACGACATACGAACCGGCGCTTATTTATTTAAGCACGGTCCAGGCTCAGTTGCGGAGAAGGCGTACGGAATACGTAAGTATTCGGTCGTCCAGGAATCCTGGACTAAACGCCTAGATAGAGTTCTTCCTTATGACGAGGTTTGCTTTGCAAACCATCGTCACTTGGTTGACTCTATCACCACCTCGCAACCTCTCTCACCAGGTGATGAGCGCGCTATGCGTGTCATCCTGGTGCCCAAGACGCAGAAGACGCCGAGGATCATTGCTGCTGATCAGACTGCAAACCAGTTTGTTCAGCAAGGTTTGCACTTATCCCTGTTACAACATATCAGGAGTAGTGCAACCCTTCGATCCTCCATCGATTGGACCGATCAGGAGCGCCAGCGAAGGCTGGCACGCCGTGGTTCAATTGATGGCTCTGTCGCTACCCTCGATTTATCTGAGGCTAGTGATAGAGTTCACGTCTCCTTAGTTGCAAAGATGCTTCGACGGCATTCCCTACTTCGGGATACTGTCTTCGCATGCAGAACAACTAAGGCGGATTTCTCAGGGAGAACTATCTTCCTTGAGAAATTTGCGCCGATGGGGTCCGCACTCTGTTTTCCTTTCGAGACTATGATCTTCACGGTCATAGTTATCGAATCGGTTCTCAGAGCGCGGTCGCAGCCGGTAACGACTCGTAACGTACATCGTGCGTTACGGGCCGTATCGCTGTATGGTGACGATATTATCGTCCCTACAGCGACTGCAATTACTGTCGCTGGTGGTCTTGAGTCATTTGGACTCAAGATCAACAACCGCAAGAGTTTCTGGACTGGTGAGTTCAGAGAATCTTGCGGAGGAGATTATTTCCGAGGGCTGGACGTTACTCCAGTCTACCTTCGGTATAACCTCCTCGACAGTGACGATCCAAAGTCTCTCGCAGCGACGATTAGTTCGCAAAACCAGTTCTTTGACAAGTGCTGGTTCGAGACGTCGGATTATCTCACTAAACTTCACAAGAAGTTAACGAGACTTTCGACGACTCGACGAGAGATCCATCGAGGATTCATGTTTAGAGGTTTCTCCGATGAGAACTTCAAACATGATGAGAATCTTCAGTGTCCGGTTTTTACCGTTGCTGAATTTTCTCTGCGTACTCGAAAGAGTACGTACCAAGATGGTTGGAATATGCTGATGGACTGGATGATCTCTGCAGAGAGATCCCAAATACCATCTTCATCTTCCGAACCTTTGGATCGGCGGCCGGATATTCATCACATCCGGTTTATTCCAACTCCAGCATACTAATATACTGGAGCCATGGTTCCCGAAAGGGAAGTGGTTATCAAACCACAGTGAGGGGAGCACTCGGACCTATTACGGGTGCTGCTGCACCCGTTGTACCCGAGGCGGGTGCAGCACAAAGTCGAAAAGGGTTATCTCCATTACCTTTTTCTCTTTGCTGTTGCAC